TCAGTGGGAAAGCTGCTCCAGCGATTGCCCCTTGGTCTCGATGCCGAACAGCATCACCACCAAGGCCGCCGCAACGAAGCAGGCAGCGCCGAGGGAGAAGACGCCAGACTGACCTGCGACCGGCAAGACAAGGCCGACGATGTAAGGTCCCATAAGTGAGCCGATGCGACCGATCGAGGACGCGAAGCCGGCCCCGGTTGCACGGGATCGCGTGGGATACAACTCAGGCGTGTACGCATAGAGCACCGACCACATGCCGAACATGAAGAATTGCATGCACAGGCCGGCAGAGATCAACTGGGCAATCGGTGCATGACTCGCGGCTGCTTGTCCGTACATGTATGCCGAGGCCGCGCTGCCGACGAGCATGAGCATGCATGTCGGCTTGCGGCCCCACTTCTCCAAAAGCCACGCCGAGAAGATGAAGCCTGGAATGCCTGCAAGAGAAATGTAGACCGTATAGAGGACCGACTTGGTCACCTCATATCCGGCCTGCTGCATCACGTCTCAAACAAGCCAGGCATAGCTTGGCACTTCTGTAACTCCCTCTAGGCGTGGCTCCGTCGAGTTTGGCCTGATCTTAAGACGACCCATCGGTCGTTATGTTTCCCCCCATTTGTCCGCCGCGCCGCTAGGTGTTGGGCGGTTTTTTTATTTCTGGAGAACCCACATGAGTAAGCAACTCCGAGAATTACAGGCACGCAAAGCTGGCCTGATCAAGGAAGCAAGAGCGCTGACAGACGGCGCAGCCGCAGAGAACCGAGACATGAATGAAGAAGAGACTTCGGCATTTGATGTCTTGAAAGCTCGTATCGAAGCAACCTCTGCGGCAATAGACCGGGAGTCATCGCTGATCGTTGAGGAGGCGAACATGGCCATGTCGGCCGATGCATCCGCTGGTAGCTACATTACCGTCACCGATAACCGTGAAGCCGATCCTAAACATGGCTTTAAGACGGTAGGTGAATTCATGCAGGCTGTCTTTCAAGCAGAAAAGCCAGGGAAATCTGTTGATGAGCGTCTGCTAATCGGCGGTGGTCGAGGTGCAGCAGCGCCAAGCACCTATGCAAACGAAGCAGCAGGACAAGACGGGGGCTTTCTGGTGCCGCCTGAGTTTTCTCAGCAAATATTCCGATTGTCCTTGGGCGAGGATTCGCTGCTTCCACTGACCGACAATGTCGAAATCAGCGGTAATAGCATGGCTTTTCCGAAGGATGAGACAACGCCATGGGGCACGAATGGCATTCGCGCTTATTGGCAAGGCGAAGCGTCTTCAGCGAGTGCGACAAAACCGGTGCTCGGACTTGCCACGCTGCGACTGAAAAAGCTAATGGCATTGGTACCTACCACCGACGAGCTGCTTGATGATGCCAATGCGCTCACTAGCTATCTTCCAGAGAAGGTCGCGGATTCTATTCGCTGGAAAACCAACGAATCCATTCTTTTCGGTTCAGGTAATGGCGTGCCGATTGGTGCACTGACAGCAGGCGCGACGGTGACAGTAGCCAAAGAGTCCGGACAAGTGACACAGACTTTGCTGCCGCAAAATCTAGCCAAAATGATTTCGCGCTTGCCAACCGGTAGCTTTGCGAAAGCCGTCTGGATTGTGAATAACGATGTGTTGCCGGCGCTGTTCACTCTGACACTTGGGAATTACCCGATCTATCTACCTAATGGACTGAGTGTTGGTGGTATCCAAGTCTCGCCCTATGGAACGCTCCTGGGTCGCCCGGTCTTCGTATCTCAGCATGCCAATTCCTTCTCTAGCCAAGGCGACGTGCTGCTGGTAGATCTTTCTTATTACCAAACGATCACGAAGGCCGGTGGCTTGCAGACAGCAACGTCGATGCACCTTTATTTCGATGCCGATCTGACGGCTTTCCGGACCACTTTCCGCATGGATGGCCAGTCAAAACTCGCCGCGCCAATCACCCCTGCTAAGGGTAGCGCATCAATGTCCCCGTTCATTCAATTGGGTGCGCGTTGATCGCCCCAAGACTTAAGGAGAATTTCTATGTTTCCAAATGCTTTGGATAGCGAACTCGTCGCAATCCTTGCAACACTCGACCCTACCAGCCAGGCAGCCGGGACTTTGAGCACTGGATGGATTCCGGCCGGTAATCACCACAATCTGCTGGCCGTGATTCAGACGGGTGTACTTGGTACCGGCGCGACCGTTGACGCTAAGCTCCAGCAGGCAAGTGATGCGACTGGCACTGGTGCTAAAGACATCGCTGATAAGGCAATCACTCAGATTGTCAAAGCAAGTGGTGATAATAAGCAGGTTCTCATCGACATCAAACCTGAAGAGCTGGACATTGCCAATGGTTTCGGCTTTGTTCGCTTGTCCTTGACTGTCGGTGTTGCTGCAAGCTTTACAGCAGCACAGATCCTAGGGATTTCCCCTCGCGTACTCCCAGCAGCTGGGGCTAATCAGGCTTCTGTGTCGCAAATCGTCTAAACCGTGTCCCTGCAACTCGTCACGCCACCTGCAGGGGAGCCAGTGTCTCTTGCTGAGACGAAGCTCCACCTGCGGGTGGATTTCGATGAAGACGATACGCTGATTAACGGTTGCATCGCCACCGCTCGTCAGGCGGCAGAGACGATAACCGGCCGACAGCTGATTTCTGCGCGCTGGAAGCTGGTACTGGATGCATTTCCATGCCATGCCATCCTTCTATCGAAATGTCCGGTGCAATCGGTCGTGAATATCCAGTACCTCGATATGAACGGCATGAGCCAAACGCTGCCTTTGGTCGACTATGTGGTGGATACCTCTTGCGAGCCGGCGCGAATCACCCCGATCTTTGGCAAGACCTGGCCACCCACTCTGCCGCAGATTGGTGCGGTGACGATCACCTTTGATGCGGGGTACGGTGCTGCGTCAGCAGTGCCCGAAGGCATTAAGAGTTGGATCAAGCTGAGGGTTGGCAGTCTTTATGCGCATCGCGAGGAGATGTCGATCTTAATGCGCGGGCGGATTGACCCGTTACCGTTTGTGGATGGCTTGCTTGATCCTTACCGGGTGGCGCTTGTATGACGGCAGTCCCGGCAGGCATGCTCATCCATCGGCTTGCCTTTGAGCGTGCCACAACGACAGTCGATGGGTTGGGTGCGCCAACGCGAACTTGGGTACCCGTCAAAACCGTCTGGGGAAGCATTACCCCCATCGCAGCTCGGCATTTGGTGATTGCGCAACGTCTTTCAGCAGAGATCACGCACCAGATCACTGTGCGCTACCAGGCGCTGTTTTCTGACTTTCGAGACCTGCCAAATTACCGGGCCTCGCACGGTGGGCGGATCTTCAAAATCCATGGGGGCATCAACGAGGATGAAGAAAACGTTCTCGTCACTCTCTTTGCGTCTGAAGGCATCGATGATGGCTAAGTTTGAGCGTATGCAGGTCAAGGGGGCCGCCGAGCTGGTGAAGCTCTTGAATCAACTCCCTGCACGTGTGGCCAAGAATGGACTTCGCAATGCTGTTTACGCCGGGGCGAAGGTCGTGCGTGATGAAGCCAAATCCCGTACCCCCAAAGCGGCTGAAGCCATGCCGAATCAACCCCCACCGGGGACCTTGAGAAGGTCAGTCATCATGAAACACATCCCGGAGCTATCGAGTCTTACGCGCCAGACCTTCTTTGTGACGGTTCGGCACGGGAAGAAATACCGGTTTCAAGGGAAGAAGAAAAATCTCTCCCAAGATGCCTGGTATTGGCGCTTCATTGAATTTGGGACGATCAAAATGGCCGCTCGCCCGTTCTTGCGCCCAGCACTCGAGGTCAAGCGGCAAGAAGCGGTTGATGCGATCACGACCCGTTTGGCTGAACGGATTGAAGCCGAAGCCAAGAAGCTGGCCAAGATCTGATGCAAGATTTTTATCAAGCCATCAAGCATTTGGCGCAGACGCGCGTCTTTGCCTTGATTGCACCTGCCGAGACTGCGTTTCCCTACATCGTCTATACACCCGTAGCCACAGAGCAGGTCATCGGCATTAACGGCCTGCATGGTGTGATGCGGCTACGCATGCAAGTTGATGTATACGCCAAGACGCTGCAAACCGCCAATCAACTTCAGGACGACGTCCTGGGGTCGGTCATGGCGGCGATCGATACCGTGTCTGATGTTCGCATGGTCAACAGTAATTTTGATGACGAAGCTAGCGTTTACCGGATTGCAGTTGACTACACCTATCACCGCTAGTCACTTCTAGCAAACATCTGATTGCGGCCCATCCGGGCCATTTTTTTTGGAGATTACGCATGTCAAGCACAGCGATCATCGCCCAGGGCATTACGATTGCCAGAATGGGTACCACGGCTTTTGAGACGATACCCAACGTCGTCTCTTTCCAAGGCCCGGGTGGACAAGCTCAGGTCATCGATGTCACGAACCTTTCCTCTACAGCCAAAGAGAAGCGCATGGGTCTGCGCGATGAAGGCTCGCTTTCTCTGACGTTGCATTTTGATCCCGATAATGCAGTGCACGACGGCTTGCGCACCGACCGGGCGAATCGCACCCGACAACAATTTCGCATCACTTTTACGGACACCGTTCCCACGGTCTGGACGTTTTACGGATATGTCACCCAGTTCAGCGTTCAAGGAGGCGTCGATGCTGTTGTCGAAGCATCGGTGACGATTGAGATCGATGGCGACATCACGGAGGCGTAAGACGATGAACCTGCTAAGCAAAGAATCCATCCTTGCCGCCAATGATCTGCCGCTGGAATGCATTGCCGTTCCTGAATGGGGAGGTGACGTGATGGTGCGCACGATGACCGGAGCTGACCGAGATGCCTTTGAAGCGAGCCTGATCGGTAAAGAAGGTCGCATGGAGAACGTCAGAGCCCGTCTGGTGTCGCTCACCCTTTGCGACGCAACAGGCACGCGACTTTTTACTGACGCCGAGGTGGCAGCGTTGGGAAACAAGAGCGCTCGCGCACTGGACCGGGTATTTACAGTTGCCCAGCGTATTAACGGCATTGGCACAGATGCGGTCGACGCCGCAAAAAAGGCCTAGATGCCCGACCGGTACGCCGCTTTGCCTTTCGGCTGGCGCTGGCTTTGGGCATGACGGTGCGCGACTTGCTGCAAAAAATTGGCTCGGACGAACTCTCGGAGTGGATGGCCTTCTATGAATTGGAGCCTTTCGGGGAGTTTCGGGCGGATTTTAGAGGCGGACTGATTGCGGCCACCTTTGCCAACGCCCACCGGTCCCCGCATTCCCGGCCCTTCGCAGCTGATGATTTCATGCCGTTCATCAAAAAGCAGTCTCAACCCGATCCATCCCAGCAGAACATTCGCCAATTCAAAGCCATGTTCGCTCATAGACTGAAAAAACATGGCTGATATCGGTTCCTTAGTCGTCAAGCTTGCCGCTGAGACGGCCGAGTTTCAGGCGGATCTAGGGAAAAGTGCGCGTCTGTTGGATAAGCACGCCAATGAGATGAAGGCTTCATTGCAAAGTGTCGCCAATGTGGCCAAATCCGCCTTTGCGCTTGCCGTGGGTGTTACATCGGTTGCCGCAATCAAAGAGTTCGTTCTTCAAACCATGGAGGCTGCGGCCGCTCTACAGGGGCTGTCTGAGCAAACGGGCGCCAGTGTCGAGGCGCTATCGGGATTTCAGGCGGTGGCGACCATTTCACACACCACACTTGAAAACATTGGCGGGAGTCTTGCCAAGCTCGCCAAGGGGATGGCCGGGGTGGACGATGAAACGGCCGGTGCCACCAAAGCCTTGCAATTTCTCGGGGTGGACGCCCGCGATACAGCCGGCAACCTGCGCGATCCGGCTGAGGTGATGAACGACATCGCCCTAAAACTGGCGCAATTCGAAGATGGTGCAGGTAAGACCGCGATTGCGATGGAATTGTTTGGCAAGTCCGGCGCCGGCATGCTGCCCTTTTTGAAGGACCTGGCCGACAACCAGGACTTGAATATCCGACTCTCGGCCGAACAAGTCTTGGCTGCCGAGCATGCCATCAAAGCGATGGCCAGAACCCGCGCAGAGTACAGCTACATCGCCCAGACGATTGTGACCTCATCGATTCCTGCGATGAATGCCTTGAGCGAAGAGTTAAAGAAAATCTTGCTGGGCTCGGACGATATGCTCAAAGGAATGCAAAAGCTCCAGCAAGACAAGTCGATTACGACGTGGGCCGAGACTGCTGCCTATTCGCTGGCGGTGGTGATCGATGCACTGCGGGCAATTGGCAAGTCCGTGCAAGCTGTGGTCGGCAGCTTCCAAGCCGTCTGGGCCGATATTGAATTAGCGGGCACATTCCTGGGTGGTGGTGAAGGGATGAATCCCTTCTCAGAAAAGAATCGCGCGAAATTAAAAGAAGCACTCACCAAGCGCAACGAGATTGTTCGGCAGGCGAACCAGAATTATGCGGACCTGTGGAATATGCCGCTTCTGGCTGATGCTTTGGAAAAGCGATTTGAGGCAATTCGCCAAGGTGCTGCCGGTGCCGACCAGCAAACGTGAACGGTACGCCTTGCCGGCGATGGTCAGTTGATGCATGGGGTTCTCTCCGGT